TATGGCTTCCTGCTCTCAACGAGTGGGTAGCCCTAGTCGTGGGTGTAATGTCAATCATATACCTTGCATTCAAAATATATAAATTTTTCTGGGACAAATAGTTACATATAAAAGATACTCTTGTAGGAGAAGGCGATGCTGGCTGAGTTAGCTGCTGCCAATGCCGCTTTTGGAATTTTGAAACAAACCATAGCTAACGGCAAAGAACTTATGTCGGCTGGTAAAGCCATCTCTGATTTTATTAACGCTGAAGAAGACCTACGAAAAAAGGGTGAAAGAAAAAAACGATCCTTTTGGAGAAAAGTAGGTGGCAGCGAAGGTGAAGACCTAGAAGAATTTATGGCTTTAGAATCAATTAAGGCCAAACGTGCCGAGTTAGAACAAGCGATGATCTACTATGGTCGACCAGGATTACATAGTGATTGGGTCAAGTTTCAAGTAGAAGCCCGAAAGAAGCGTCAGGCAGAAATATTAAGATTACAAAAAAGAAGACAAAAAATAATGGAAATAGCAGCAATATCCACCCTAGCCGTACTAGGAGGGGTACTAGTTATATACTTTGCTGGTCTCTTTTATTTGGCGTTTAGGAGATAACAATATGATTGGAATGATTCTTCAGGGAGTCATGGGGGTCGCTAGTGAAGCCGTAGGTGGATATATCGAAACCAAAAAAGCTAAAGCCAAGCAGAAGCTGGTACAGATAGAAGCTGAAACTACACTGATGGAAAAGCAGATATCTGGTGAGATAGATTGGGATATAGCAGCTCAAAAAAATTCTAGCGGAAGCTGGAAAGATGAGTATTTAACAATCCTTTTTTCGATCCCCTTATTACTATGCTTCGTGCCTTTCACTGTCGGCTATGTTGAGCGTGGCTTTGAGGCTCTAGCTATGACCCCTGATTGGTACAAGTATACCCTCGGAGTAATCGTATCGGCCTCATTTGGCATCAAAGGTGCGACCAAAATGTTTAATAAAAAATAATAAGCCAAAAGGCTCAAGGAGGAAGCAATGTTTATCGCTTCTGTTTTCTTTTGTTGGGTAGCTTTCGGAGGACATCAATGTTTGGTGGCACACGATACTGAAGGGCCATACCTAAAAAAAGAAGACTGTGAGACAAGGTTAAAAGAAATAGAATTTATCATTCACTCAAAAATACCCATGTCTACAGTCAAAGCAAAACTGTGTGAACAAATAAAAGAAGGCCGTATCTAACAGATGGAACTAATTCACATAGAAATGATTATCCATATCCTTGTCCTTATAGGGGTATGGATCAATACAGCAATCAATATTGTTCACAGGATAAATAGTAAATGACAGAACTGATTGAACAACTAAAACGACATGAGGGCATTAAGCTAACACCATACAAATGTACATCAGACAAGTTGACCATAGGCGTTGGGAGAAATCTGGAAGACGTAGGTATCTCCGAAGCGGAAGCAGAGATTCTATTACAAAACGATATACAGAGGGCAGTCACACAACTGAAGGAACGCTACCCGTGGACTTTAGAATTAGACGAGGTACGTTTAGCAGCCCTTATCAACTTCACCTTCAACGTCGGGATAGGAACAGTCTCCAAATTCGTAAACGCAATGGCTCTGCTAAAGGCAAAAAACTACGATATGGCAGCAGATGAATTCTTACAGAGTCGCTGGGCTGAACAAGTAGGCCAACGGGCAGTAGACGTTACAGAGCAAATTCGTACAGGAGAATGGCAATGACTAAAAGAGCATCGGAAGACCTCCTGTCTACCCTGCACGACGCAGTAGCTCAGGAGTTACTAGGTAGAGTCAGATCAGGGGAAGCATCCCCAGCAGAACTCAGTGCAGCTATAAAGTTTCTCAAGGATAACGGTATAGAAGCCCTCCCCACTATAGATAACAACATCGGTAAGCTTATGGCTTCCCTTCCAGACTTCGAAGAGGATACGGATGACCACGCTATCAATTAGAAAAGGTGAGAAGCTATCCACTGCTGCTGGAGCTGGTCTCACTGAAAAAGGCAGACGAAAGTACAACCGAGAGAATAACGCTAATCTACAAGCCCCTGCTCCTAATCCTAAGACTAAGGCTGATGCAGGGCGTAAGAAATCATTTTGTGCTCGAATGGCTGGAGTAGTTCGAAACTCCAAGAATGCTGAACGAGCTAGAGCATCAATGCGAAGGTGGAATTGCTAATGTCATTATATGAAAACATGAATAAACGTAAAAAGGCTGGCAATAGTCGGTCTAAAAAGAACTCAACAATCGATCCCAAGACCTATGCCAAGATGAGAGCAAAGAAGGGTGGCTTCGAAATCAAGAAGAAGGATAAAGCTTAGATGTCAGGAAAAGGCTCTAGAAAGCCCGTACAGAAGCGAGAGGCTTCTACAGGTACATCTACTGCTAAAACACCCGAGAAGACTCTCAGCGATCCTCTAAGGCCGATTAAAGAGGACTTTAGGAAGTTCCTTTACCTCGTATGGAAAGAAATCAAGCTTCCTGACCCTACCCCTGTCCAGTACGACATTGCACAGTTCCTACAGGACGGTCAGACAAAAATATGTATTCAAGCGTTCCGAGGTGTTGGTAAGTCGTTCATTACGTCTGCCTATGTCCTCTGGGAACTGCTTAGAGACCCTCAAAAGAAGATACTGGTGGTATCAGCGTCAAAGAACAGGGCTGACAACTTCACCACCTTTACACTGAACCTAGTGAATCAGATGGAGGTCTTGAAGCATCTTATACCTAAAGATAACCAGCGTCAGTCTAAAATAGAGTTTGACGTATCCCCAGCAGAACCAGACCAATCCCCCTCAGTTAAGTCTGTGGGTATCACTGGTCAGATCACTGGTACTCGTGCAGATATTGTCATTGCAGACGACGTAGAGGTACTTAACAACTCGGCTACCTCAGATATGCGAGAGAAGCTCCTAGAGCGTACTAAAGAGTTCTCAGCTATCCTGAAGCCTAAGAAAGATGCTCGGGTTATATATCTAGGTACACCTCAGACAGAGGACAGTATCTACAACAAACTACCCGAGACATTCACATCTAGGATATGGCCTTCCCTGATGCCTACGTCTGAAGAGATGGACAAGTACGGCAACGACCTTGCTCCCTTTATTAGAAAGCTCACAGTAGACGAAGGTACATCTACAGACCCCCTACGGTTCTCTGATATGGACTTGGCAGAACGTAAGGCTGAATATGGTAAGGCTGGCTTCTCCCTACAGTTTATGCTGAACACTCAGCTCAGTGATCTTGAGAGATACCCTCTAAAGGTACGAGACCTGATTGTCATGCATACACAGGCAGACAAAGCCCCTATGGATGTACACTGGATGCCTGACCCTGAGAAGCAGTGGAAAGACCTACCGAACCTAGCGATGGCTGGAGACCGCTTCTACCACCCTCGGAGTACCTCTAGTGACTTTGGGGAGTACACAGGCTCAGTCATGGCTATTGACCCTGCTGGTCGTGGTAAAGACGAAACAGGCTATGCTGTAGTCAAGATGATTAACGGCTTCCTGTATGTCAGACGCTGTGGTGGCTTTCAGGGCGGCTACGATAACAACACCCTAAACAAGCTGGCAGAGATTGCTAAAGCTGAGAAGGTTAACTCTATTATCACTGAGGCTAACTTTGGTGACGGTATGTTTACTCAGCTCATGAAGCCTGTACTAAACAAGATACATCCTTGCATGGTCGAGGAGGTCAGACACAGTACCCAGAAGGAACGTCGCATCATCGATACCCTAGAACCTGTGATGGCTCGTCATAAGCTCGTAGTGGACTCTAGTGTTATTGAAGATGACTATAAGACAGCTCAGAGCTACGACGCTGACAATAAGTACACTAAGACGCTAGTCTGGCAGATGACTCGGGTTACAACTGACAGAGGCAGTCTAAAGCACGACGATAGATTAGATTCCCTGGCTATCGCAGTGAACTATTGGACAGAGCAGATGGCTCAAGATGAACTGAAGGGTATGGAAGATATCCGTGCGAGGAAGATGGATGAAGAGCTAGATAAATTCATGGAAGCTGCTATGGGTAAATCTAGGTGGACTAAGGGCAACAGTTGGATCAATGGTTACACTTAGGTAAATCCAAAAATTGCACAAAAATCTGAAACCCCTATATACGAGAGGGATGACAGAAAAACCCCCCTCATGGGGGTTGTGCCGGCGTATATATCCGACAAGCCCTGCCCCCTACCTGTTCCTGCCTGTCACTGGTCGGGACACTGCCCGACGCCAAGCCCCTGCCCTGCCTGAATTCACAGGGGACTATGCAACCCTTACCCGACCCGATGTAAAACTTGGGGCAGCTCGGGTCTAGTCTGTTCTGTATGTCTGTTTTTTGTTCGGTATTTTTTTCTTATCTGTTCAGATTAAATATCACTTACAGATATATAAGGGTTTTACTTTTGTAATAGAATCATGCTATAAATAAAGGGTCGGCCAATAATGACCGATGAGAACAGAAAGGGAACAAAAATGACCTTAGATTTAAATGACATTAAATGCATATTACACGTCTGGCACGGCAAGTTTAATCATAACGATACAGCTATGAGAAAACAGGCAATCAAGACATATGACAAGCTTTGCATGATTCAGTGTGAATTAAAGACTGCTAAACAACAAGAATGGACTGACGCAATTCTAGAAGATTTTAAAAATGCCCCTGTAAAAGATGAAATTAGCAAGGGGGCAGAATAATGACTAGATTTAACTTTATCTTAAAGGCAACTGCTGTTCTAGCTTACTGGACAGTCGGTTGTCATCTATTCTTCACCGAACATGGGTTGCCCCGTTACATATACGGGGGGCTTTTGAATATACCCGAGGCAATCGGGTTGTTATGCATGACCTTTGCCTTGTTCATGCTTTTATTCTTTAACCGTCGTAAAGGGGCATAATTATGAGTGTAGAAAATCGAATTCTAGCAAATGGACTGACTTACACCGACCTGTGTTTAATCCAAAATTGCTACGAGAAAATAAACGTAGCTATCTCATATCTAGATGACACAAAATCAGATTGTAAAAATTTAGATGAGGCAGCTAGTCAGTTAATAAAGGCAAAACGGGAACTAATGGAAAGTTTCTCACAGGTAAAAAAGGGATTAAAATTATGAGCACAAAATACATAGACATGACCCCCACTTGGGAACAGGCAGCAGCTATTCTAGTTCGTTGCGTTATGGACGGTGAAAACTATACAGCCCGACGCAATGCAGCAGACGAGTTAATCAAAATGGGTCGCCAATTGGATAGCCTGAATGATACAGCTGAGCAAATGCACTCGATGCTTATGGAAAAAGGGGAAAAAGCTTATTCCAAATTGAAGGGGAAACAGTCATGAAATTATCACCGGAAACAAGGCAGCTATTTTTGAGAAATGCTGATATGTCATGTGACAGTGAAGACATTTATTTCTGCCAAGATATCCTTGAAGCTTTAACAGATGACAAGGGACAAGCTTTAAACAAACTAGATGTCCCTGTAGTTGGGATATTATCTAAGGCAATTCAAACGTACCATGAGGGGGCAGTAAGCCATGACTAAACTAGAATTAATAATTGAATGCATCGCAGGGCTTTTATTTATGGCAACCCTCTATTTTTGGGTTTGGTTTATCCTTGTTGTTTTCTCATAAGCTTACAGATGAAAGGGGCTTAATTATGGAATATTCTTTTTATCCTGTAAGGGCAATCGAAGAACAAGAAAGATTAATGCTGCAAGGGCTAGTCCAGATTTTAGATTATTACGGGGTCGACCCGACGCAGGACTTAAAACCCGATGAGGCAGTAGACGAAAAAATAAAGGGGGTAAATAATGGCTAATGGTTTTGTTATTTATGAGGGGTCTTCAAATCTCGACCCTCAAATAGAAATAGCAGTAATTGCTATTATGCAATCTGCAAACGGTAAAACGGGGGATATGATTCAGACTTATATTTTGGTTAAAGATACCGACCCCCGAGTTGCTAATAAATCAGGGCTAGATTTTGCAATTTGTGGGGACTGTATCCACAGGGGGCAACCTACCGACGA